GCAGATCTGACCTTTGGTGAACGACTTGTGTTAAATGCACCAAGTCCTCTTTGATATACACTAGCCAACATACCTACAGTTACACCATAACCTAATTTAGATTTATACTTTTCATTAAATTCATTTGCTTTCTTTTGCAGGGTAGCTCTATCTTTTGCAGATACCTTAGCACCTGTTTTACCTTTGGCATTACCTTTAGCTGTACCTTTTCCTTTAGGGTTTGGGTTAGGAGTTCCTGATGCTGGTGCTTTAGGTGATTTTCTTACACCACCTTTAGGACCTACTTCTGCGTACATACTTTTCTTTACGCATTTACCAGTTTTATCTTTTACAAATCCCTTAGGGCATTTCTGCATATCTTCTTTTATATGTTCTTTACAGGGCATATACCAATCTTTGCCTTCAAAGTTATGTACATGAAATCCTTCACATCCAATATTTTTAGCCATCTCTTCAGCTTTTTCTTTACTAGAATATGCTAATCTATCATCTATAATTGCAAAGTCATCATCTATAACTTGACTTACCAAGTCTATCTCACCTAATTCTTTTAATTTAGATACAGACCATCTTAGACCAGCTTTACCACCCCAAGCATCATACATTAGTTTACCACATCCATCAGAATATGTTTTAGATACTTCTAGGTCTTTTTTATGTCTAGCTAGAAAGCTTCTCATTCTTTTTATAGTAGAAACAGATAATGGTGTTTTTTTTGCCAGTTGTGAAGCTCTTCGTTTTCCTACAGCAGTGCCACATGAACCCCAACCATTTTTATCTACATATTCTAATACTCTTTTAGCATTGTTTACTACACCTTGAGGATAGTCACTATAAGATGCAAGTTCTGTTCTTTTAGATTCAATAAAGTCTTTTACCTCTAATAATATTTCTTCTGCTTCAGATTCATCTAGTAATTCTGTACTCATTTCTACTTTATCTGTAAAATATCCTTCTATAGAAAAACCTGAGACTAAACCTGTCTTAACATAGTTTTCCCAAACATCATCGTTGTTTACTTTCATAGAAACCATCCAAGTTCCTACTGGTAAATCCATGTCGTATTTTTTAGATTTATCATGTACTTCATCTTCTATAATCCATGATTCTACTACAGACAAACCATTTAAAGATGCTTGGTGTTCTAGTGTAGATTTATTCTGATTGCCTTTCATAAGAAATAGTTCTGATGCTTTTCTTACTGTATCTTCTGAAAAGTATATATAATATTCATCATCTTCTGTTTGACGATATATATTTTTGTTTGGCACTAAAGCAGCACCCATTAGTATTCTCTTTTCTGAATCTACTTCTGCTAATTGTATTTTATGGTCTTTTGATAAAGCAATAAACTTCTCTTCTATAGCAGGTTTGTCAACTATACTAATAGCTTCTATTCCTGCAAGTAATGCTTCATCGTCTATTATTAATTCTATAATTCTCATATTCCTGCTGTGTTTGTTATATTTCTATCTAATTCTTGTTGTGAAGATATCTCTTTACCTACTACAAAAGCTTTTAATGGTTTGTTCTGCTGTGAAGAAACAAGTCTTCCTAACTGAGATACTTGAGATGCACCAACCACATTAAAGTCAGGTGCTTCTACAGTAGATCCTGAGCCAATAGAACCGCCCCTCATTCTAGGGTTGGTAGGGTCTGTACCAATAATATTTCTTACTTGAGCAAATCCAATTAAAGCTTGAGTGGCTGCATAAATTCCACTTAAAGGTGGTGAATTTTCAGCTATAGCTTTTGTTATACCTTGATATGTGTTAAATAAAGCTTGTGCTATAGCAACTGTTTTGCCTACTTTACTTTGTTCTCCAGCAGCCTGTATAAATGCTGATGCTAAATCTTGTAAAGCTTCTTTTTTCTCTACAAGCAGAAGTTTATCATAATACTTGTTCACCTGTAGTTTTGAATCCTGCTTGTATTTTTCGTCAGCAATAATGCTTTCAATTTCAGCTAACCTTTGTTTCCTAGCCAATTCTATTCTACCACCTATAGTTGTTAATTCTCTTACCTCTAAATCTTCATTCTTTTTAAAATATTCCTCTCTTATTTTACCCAGTTGTCTAATAGCTTCTATATGTTTTTGTATCTGTTCTATTTGTTGCTTAGTGACAGAATCAAATTCTTTTTTAGTTACTATATTTTTCTCTTCTGATAAATTTAAGTTTTCTATTTCATCGTATACCTTTTTTAATTCATCTATATATTGTTGGTTGGTTTTATTAACACCATCTTGTATTTCTTTTACTTTTACTATGGTTTTCTGTCTTCTTTTCTCTGTTTGTTCTGTACCATCTACCGCTTTATTATATTTGTCAAATAATTCTGTACCTATCTTTAAAGAAGGGAAGAACATGGCGGTAAGTGGATTGTTAACAATTAACTTAAAGAAGTTAACTACCTTTTCTGATACTTTACTAAAAAATTCACCAATAGGCTTTAACAATGTTTTAAGTAACGTAAAGAATTTATTTATACCTGAGCTTTCTTTTTGTCTTATTTTTTGTATTTCTATAAGTGCCTTTTTGTTATTTTCATCTATAAGTGACAATATAGCTTTAGCTTTAGCTTCAAGCATAGCTAATTTTATGGCTTTTTCTATTTGTTCATTCGAGTCTTTACTTAATTGATTGTTTGCATCAAGTTCAATGTTTTGTAAGCCAGTTACCTTTTTAAGTCTATCTACAAGTTTTGTTCTTTGTTCATATGAACCATTACCGTTGTCAATAGCACCTTGTAAAGCTCTTATATTTATTTCTGTCTGTTTAAATGAAGCCTGTGCTTCTATCAGTGCATCTTTTAGTTTTCTTGTTGCATTTGCAGCGCCACCAAATGCTTTCATAATTCTAGGTAAAAATGTAATCAGTAATTGTATGCCAATTAAAAACAAGTTCTGAACTTTAAGTAGGTTTTTAATAGATGCAGCATATGATCCTGAAGCATCTTTTGACATCCTAAATAAATTTACTAATTGACCTAAGTTGTTTGCCATAGCTGTAAAACCAAAACTTGCATCTGAAGCAAGTCTACTTGTTTCCATAAGTATTGCATTATCAATACCTGCATTTGCATTTGGGTCTTTACCTTTTTTCTGTACTCTGTTAACAGATCGTTCTAACTTGTTAAAGCTTTCTTTAACTTTGTTTACGTTCCTTGTAGCACCACCACCATCTACCAGTATTCTAACTAGAACTTCTTGTGCCATATCTTATTCTTTTTAGTGTTTGCTTTAATTCTTTAATATCGCTTACAGCTTTATATTTACCTTTAGCGATGTCAACATCTTCTGATATGCCATACCAATCATCTGCATTCAATAATTCTAATATATTTCTTATCATACTATTTCTCCTTCAAATAGGTTTAATAATTCTAATGTACTTTTACCAGTTCTTATGTCTGTAGTTATAGAATTTATTCTATAAATATTATCCTGAAATTTAAGCTGATCATTTAATTTATATCTGATTATCACGTTTGGCGGCAGATATGCAGTAAATTTAACAACCTTCTTCAAAGGATTAAATACAGATCTAATATAACTACTATAAAACTTTTTAAATAACGAATTATTTGCCAACTGTTGCTCATCTCCTTGCTCAAAACCAGTTCCTGCAGTGTTTAGCAGACTATTGTAATCCGTTAATTCGAATTCATCTACCTCTGAGTCAAAGTTTATCATGAAATCAGGTGCTGCCGTTATAACACTTGAACCATCTTTAGTCGGTGGCTCATTAGCATTTGATGGTCTCCAGTAAGTTGAAATAGCATCTTCAGATCCACTAATCCAATTTATATAGTGATTGGCACTTGATATAGTTTGATATATGCCATAAAACAATAACGGCTTTATATTCTTTGAACTATAATTTCCTGTATCTTCATTAAAATTACCACCAGCAGCATAACCCCACTGAATTTCTGTTTGAGTTTGATTGTCTCCTAAATCTAATAAATGCTCATACTTTAAATGTGAAAAAGGTAATTGTACATCATACTTTTTACCAAAATCTGTATATCCTTCAGGAGTATATTCTGCATTACCAAAAATCTTATTATGTGTAACAAAGTGATTCTCCATTAGAATAGTATCTGTCTCTTCAAACTTAAAATGTATTGTAGTGAAAGGCAGAGTTGCGGAAACTGTATGTTGAGATATGTCAACGTAATCTTGTATGTCTATTGTGCCGCCTGTAGGATTGTTTACCGCATCAGCATAAAAAGAATCTAACGTCATGACTTTTATTTTACCAAAATCTGTATCAGATTCGTCATCCTCATAAAAAGCTACAAGGTTAAACATTTTAAATATACCTGATAAAAAGTCAATAATTTTCATGTCAGGCAAATGATCTCTAATAATTATTTTACTTGTAGTAGTATACGTTCCACCGCTATTTGCTGCTGCAAAAGTTGGTGAATAACCTGTAAATCTAAACAGTGCGACTTTAGCACTGAATTCAGCAGTAAATACAATACCTACATATGTTTCTACTACAAACCTTACCTTGTAAAGTCTAGGGTCTCTATTATGACAGAAGGTTTTGTTGAATTTTAATGTTTGTGTGCCTATACCTGATATTTCAGCTAGTGTATCTCCTGACACATCATCTATTGCTTTTATAGTATAATTCTTTTCTGTTTGCCCTACAGATGGTGTTATTTTAAGTTCCATAACAAAATAACCCTTTTTACAAGCACCTGAGAATATATGTTTTTTCATTTCAAAGTCTACTGTATGGTTGCTAGATACGGTAGGATTGGTTGTGAACTTATCGTCTGTAATACTTATAGCAGGTAGATTTGTGATGTCTATAGTTTGTATTTCTTTCCCTTGAAATTCATAATCTATAATATCACCTGATGCAGAGCTTAACCACATAAATAAATTAGTAAATGCTTCAGTACCAAAAAAGTCTCTTGTAAATACTATACCATATTTACCTTCTATAGCCTCAATAATATGTGAGCATTTTATAGCAGGCTTTAAGTCAGTAAAAGCCAAACCTCTTGTTGCATCTGTGCCTACACTAATTAAATTACCTGAATAGTTGCTAGGATCACTTGAGCCTAGAGAAGAGTCAAAAAACAATCTTTTGGTCGGTGTAATAAGTGGATATATCACAGAACTATGTACACCTATGCCTGTGTTAAAACCACCCTTGACTGTAGCAGCATCATAAGTATGGTCATACAGTGTTAGTTGGTTAGATTTTCCTGCCTCTGTTAAGGCATCTAATTTATCTTCTTTTATTATATCTTTTAACTGTACTGTATTGCCAAAAAAGGTGATATTATAACTTGATGGTCTATTGTGATTCATGGTAACTGAATTGACCTGTATAAATCCTCTTCTAAATAAAAGAAAGTTTATGAATATTTTTGCAGCTTTTTTAGTTCTAGTATCAAATCCACCTTGAGTTATGTGTGGCGAATAAAAATGCCCAAATGTTTTATTGTTATCGTCTGATGCAGGAACAGTAAATGATTGACTAAAATCTGTAAATACTTTACCAACATCTTTTAAATCTTGCAGGGTAGATGTTATTTCTATAGTTTCATCTCCGTACAAGTCTATTTTTCTGTCTTTATCGCTTGTATCTTGTATGTATAATTGTACTTCTGTCATTACCTAATACTTTGTACAAATTCAGAATCTGCTTCAAATTCTAAAGCATAGTTGATAAGCTTGTCATCTTTTCTAGTTAAAAAGTTTACATTATCAGATACAACTTTAACAGGCACTGCTAACGCAGAGGTTTGATCAGATGGACTTAATCTATTTGTATCATGTATGTAAACATATTCTGAAACTAATATTTCCTTAATAACTTGATTGTGACTTGGGTGTATAAAGCCAGTATTCATTGTAAATCTTTCTCTGCCTTGATTTTCAATATATCTTGTTTGGTGTAGAGATGGATTGTAGGTTGTGGGGTTTGTTTCTATTTGTATAATTGATTTTTTATAATCTGTTCTATTTGTGTTAATACCATCTCTTTTAAGTGCAAAGAAATACATGCTTTGTATTACACCAAATTTATTTAGAAATGACAATTTATGTGGCAAGTTTTTACATTCGTCAATACACTGGATATTTATAGTTCTAGTTGTGCCATCAGCTCTAGTGATTGTGACTTTATTTGCATTCACTGGTATAGAACTTGTATTTACAGATTTGTTGGAACTAGAACTAAGAGATGCTGTCTTATCAATTTTAATGTCAACAGGAGGATTTAATCTAACTTCTTGTGCTATTGTAAAAGGAACTGCACTACCAGTAGTATTTAGTTTTAATTGTGTTGTATCTTGAAAATACACTACCTTAGTTACACCATCAGTTCCTTGCTGATAGAATGGTACAATAATTTCTGAACCACAAAGATTGTTGATTACAGAATTAGATATCATAAAATCTTTTGATAGCTCAGGATTTATGTTGTCATTTAACTGACCGTAACCTCTAAATGCTATAGCTTTTTGTTTTATCTTTTCACTATCACTATCTGTGGTATCATCATCATATGTTCTTGTAATTTCCCATTCTACATTTTTTGTTTGTTTTATATTTCTGTAATTACCATCAAACTCAACTTCAACATAATCTTTTACTAATTCTGCTATCTCAAAAACTATAGTAGTCTGATAAACAAGTTTGGTTTTAGTTATAGTATAGGTAGGTGTACTAGGTCTTTTCAGTATATCCCCACTCCATATATATAACTTTAATTCTGCTGAAGATAATTTAGCCATGTTTATGTTGTTAATGATTTTAATTCTACACTTGCTTCGCTTTCAGGGTCTATGTCAGGAAATAAACCTGATTCTTCTACTTGTGGATGGACTATTTTTGCATGTTCAATACTTAATGCATCGTTAAATGATAGCTCTGTTTCATTACTACCTTTGAATATAAAAGTTAGTTTAGAATCAGCACCTCTTAAAACACCTCTGCATATTAACGCTTGTACAGGTTCACCTGTAAAACCACCATTAGACTGTGATCTTGTGTTTTGTATGTAATCACCATCAGCAACTCCATCACCACTGTCTACAATGTTTTTTTTAGGATGTCTTGTTACTGTTATAATAAAAGGCATTTTATCTTGAAAAGATTCATTGTACGATAAGTCAGGTGGTAATTCGACTGTTATTTTATTATAATCTGTTTTATTTAAAAAGTCATCTCCTTTGTATTGGGCAGAGCAAGCAGTTCCAGTACCTCTGTTAAGTGTGGTGGTTTTTAGATTACTGAAATCCTGAAGACCTAAAAAAGAACTATCACTGAAAAATTGTTTATTTTCTTGACTCATTCTAGTTGTTGCATTAGCATCTCTCATTCTTTTATAAGCAGATACACCATCACCATTTGCACCTGAAGTAGTAGAAGCTGCTACAAACCTTCTAGTTGTACCTCTAGCAGTTAGTGAATAATTATTTGCATTTCTTACCTCAGTAAATAACACACTGTTGTCTTCATTAGAGATAATAGTACTATCAGTCATTGTGTATGTTTTGCCATTTCCACCAATTAAAGTATCGTTTACTTTTACCGTAGCTCTAAATCTGTTTTTGTAGTTAAAAAGTGGATCTGGTAACATAGAATGGAAACTTACTATGGTGACAAAACCAGCAGAACTAGAAACTGTAGATACAGCAGGACAGCTTAATGTTAATGTCAAGTCAGGATCTGTCGCATCAGGTATTAAAGGTAAATTTAACTCTAATTGTATGTCGTTTTCATCGGAAGATGATACTTGTGCGTTTACAGATACACCATTAGGATTTGCTTGTGTTGATGACAAGTTACCTGCTGTACCACCAACATTAGTCCATTCTGTAGCGAATTCATCAAGTCCTGCTTCCTGAAAGCTTTGACTTGCTAGACTACTAGCTTTACCTATTCTGTATTTTATAGGTGTAATAATATTTGCGATAACTACACCAAATGTACCACTTTGTCTACCAACAGCAGAAATGTCGTAAGTTATGCTACCTGCAAAAAGACCAAGTGATGAGGTTGTGCCACAAATTAATTTTCTATTGTCTTTTGTCTCAGAAACAGTACCATCATCACCTTCATCTACAATACATTCACCATTTTCGTCTCTTTCACAATCTTCACCATCAACTACTTTATCTTTCTTCCTAGATACAGTAATATAGTACGGAGATCTTACATTAAGTTTTTTTATATTAAATTCACTCATCTATACAAATTTTACAGTTTTATCATTCATATTAAACCCTGCCTTAATTAATATTTCATTTATATTTAATTCTACATCTTGAACTATAGGCGCAATAACTTTTAGATTTTTCATATCTTGTTTTATAGCTTGTTGTATAAATGGTAATTTATTTACACCTTTTATCTTAATCTTAGATGCTATAGTTTCAGCTATTTTTTTTACTGCTGGTAGCTCAGGAGACTGATTTGCATAAGCTATTGGTTTCTTAACTAACCATTTAGCTATATCATGTACTTGTACTGTCTTTTTTCTACCCTTTTCTATATCCATTAAATATTTGTTACCAACAATATCTATGTTTAATGCATTTAACTTTTCTTTAGTTATCATGTTTTTCAATGACTTCTTTGCTGCACCAGTATATGTGATTTTAGATCTATCCTGTCTTTCTCTATCTAATTCAATCTTCAATAGTCTTATTAGTCTTTTGGCATAATTTTTCATATATGCTTTTGTATTTTTTATTTTTATTGACATTCTGTTCCGTCTCTATTTATTAGTGCCATGTCATTGTTAGGCATACGTAAGGATAAATTCATACTCCATCCTGATACCTTATTTTCAAACTTATCTTCAAATAATTCTGCCATAGGATCAGAATTAAGGTGAACTAAATCATCGTACAACTGTCCTCTTCTTACAGCAGATTGTAAACCATTTACTACAGTAAGTAATGTATTGTGTATATCGTGTTTGTTATCTAAACCTAAATGTGGTTTTGCTTTACTTTGCTTGTCATCTTTATCTTCATCTACTAAATCCATTACTACAACATTCAAAGCTAAATTCATAACATGTTCTTCAAACGTCATTGACTGAATTGTTATATGTGCCAATGGGTAAATACTTTGTTTTGATAAATCAACCTCTAATAAATCACCAAAGGTAACGGTGTTAATAGAAGCACTACCACTTAGGTAAGTATGTAATTTATCAATAATGTCGTAATAACTTTTCATTTAAACTTCTGTTTCATTATTTTTGCTTCAAGATCGTTTTTTTGTTTTTCGAAGGATAAGAAGGTAAGGCATTGGTGAATTTGTAATTTTGTAACTTCGTCAAACTTTCTGACATCTCCTCTAGCCAAAGCATATATTGATTGATACCAACCCCATTTTTGTCCAAAGCCACCTTCAAGTCCAGTGTTGTATCCGTCTTCAGTGTTTTTCGTATATAAGTCAGGGTAGCCTTCGACAATTCCATCCCTAAACGATAAAAAAAAACCACTGAACCCATAACAATATTAAGTGGCATTTCTTTCATGAGATGACTTATTTCATCAGATGGTGAATATTCTGCAATCGTATATCTTTCTTTTTTCTTGAAGTTAACTGGTCTGTAAAGCACAGCCATCGCTTTATGCATATTTTGCCAATCACCAAGAAAGTTTTCTACATCTACATACTCACCTAAACTCATGTCATCTAATTTTGGTATAAAACCCATTTCAACATCCAATAACTTAAATCTTTTTACTAAATCATATTTTTCATTAAACGCATGATTTAAAATAGATAATAATTTAGATACATCTTTAAATGGTATCTTATCAATATATTTTTCATTTATATTGCAAACGTGCTGAACTAACTTTCTGTTTATATATTCGGCATCTTTTTCTTGATCTTTATCTTTTATATCTTTTAGATAGTCTTGATATTGACCTAAAGTAACTTCTTTAAGTGAACTTGGTACAACAATCTTTACTTTCTCTTTTATCATATTATAATAACTTTGTTTCTATTTTGTGTATCTCACTAACTCAAATGACTCAGTGGCATATCAATAAATAATTATATATATTATATACATTATTATATTTTATATAAATACTTATACTAATACATACTTATGTATAAAATAAAAAATATACTTACTTATGTATACATATAATTATATATATATATGCCATTAGGACAGTTGGAATATTCTAATTATTCGTTGTGTAGTAATGACAATACAATTCATGGATCTTATCGTAAATTACTTTTGCTGTATACGTTTGGGGTGATCTGATTATCGTTCCATTGTTTTCTATTTCTATGTACATTTCTTTTGTACCTGTTGGCACTGGATACATTCTTATGCCATTTTCTATACACCAACTAAAACAGATATGTGGTTCTATTTCGTCTTTCATTTTATCTATATTAGAATTTAACTTAATACTTATCTCTTCTTGCACTTTAAATAAATCCTCTATCTTCTTAGCCTCATTTATAATACTTTTTACTTTTTCTGAACCACCTTTAAACCATTCTGTTTTACTATCAAAAGACTTTACACCCATACAATCTCTATACTTCGTTGCTAAGTTTAACTTATTACCTACTTTTATTATAGATTCAACTTGATTAGAGAATCTATGTTCCTTAACATAAGTTTCATTTACAGCTAATTCCATATTTTTTGTTACTTGAGTATGCCTCTTCTTTGGGTTATCTGTTATGCCAACTTTCCAAAACTCTTTGGCATCTTTATCTCTAGTTGTGTATATGTATAAATATCTTTTCACAAAGCAAATATAAGTAAGTTACTTGTCAGTTGGAGAATGTTATCTGTGTGGAGTGTAGGTTATTTATAGAAAAATTGTTTTTTATCCGTCAGAGTCTACCTAATATATACTATTCATGCATAATAAAAAGATTAGCTGTAAGGAACGCAAATATTGGGGTGGGGTTAGGGTGTCAAAACCTATTTTAATTGCATTAGGCGTTCTAAGAAGCGTAAAATTCGCCCTATTTGATATAAAATTAATATGCCTTTTATTGATATTCAACCAATTACAAAAATAAACCCATAAAAAAACCCTCTAAAAAGAGGGCTATATAATTAATTTAATTTATTTAATTATTAATTTATTAATGATAAACTAAACCAACTTTATTGGTCTTGTTGTGCCATTTAGTCGCATATAAATCGTAATCACTAGCATTTATATATCTAGCTTTTTTAAGTTCCTCTAAGCTCTCAAAAATAGATGCGTGCCTTTCGTTAGCTTTGTCTAGCTGATTATCTAATTTAGATCCCTCACTAAATATTATATCAAAATTATTAGGTAATTCAATAGACCTAAAAAAATTGTGTGATTTAGTGTAAGCATAAAACTTGACATCTTTACAGGCTCTAGCAATCTCTAACCATTTATTAAGATACTTAGGGCTGTAAAAGTCGCCACTATCATGAATTCGTATATAAGTTGCTTTTTTCTTTTTTATTTCAGCAATCATAAGAGGGACAAAAGAAATTGTTTTAGTTATTTCTAATCTTTTTTCCATTAGTTGCCCAATCTTAGGAAATCTTGTATAATTTCCTTTTTGTGCGTAACAATACTTTACGCAATCACTAGCAAAAGGGCAAACTGTTTTACCCGTCACACTTTTATAAGCGGGTATTGAGAAATTAAAGACCCTCTCACCGAAATGAGAGGAAGTCTTTTTTAATTTACTATTTTGAGTTAATAAGTTCATAATTTAATATATTATTTTTTCTTTATTTGTGTTAAATCCGATAAGACCATTTAATTTAATTTCAGCCTCTTTTTTACTCAATTTATCATAATGAACATAATAATTAAGTATTTGCTCAATGTATAAATTAAAGGGATGAAATCCACCTATTTTTTTATCCATTAAATCGGACAAAAAGTGACCCTGATTAGGATTAAGTAGATATTGAATACGCAAGTATTCATTTACTATTAATTTTCGTGTTTTTGTATTATACATAATTATATAATATTTAAAGTTTTATTATTTCCTGTCTCAACGTCAAAGAATTTAATATAGAATAAAGTATTTGAGTTGATTTTTCTATAATTTTTTATAGTCATGTCATAAACTTTAAAGTGCCCATGATCTTTTGGGTCATGTTTTGCACCTGTACCCTTTACGCCAATTTTTACACCTCCTCTGTATTTTCCAAGTCTGGGCGAACCATTTTTTTTAATGTGTCCAGCTCCGAAAATAAGACCGCTTTTAATGGCTTTTTCTACAAGTCTAAACTTATATGAATTAGATAATTTACTTTTTGTTTCTATATTTAGTTTCATAGTTATTTGTATTTAGTTAGTAATTAGTTAAAATATTTCTTTTATATCCTTAATAAATACTTTGATAAAATCTCTTATTACTATATAGGTTAAGTATATAAATAAAGGTGATATTATATAAAGTACGTTAAAAAGTGTATTTATTTCGTTTAATGTAAGTTTCATAATTTTTGTATTTAGTTAATATTAATTTTAATTAGTTAAGACAAACATATAACATATTTTCCATATGACAAAATAAAAGCCAATAAAATATTAATTAGGCTAAAAAAGTACTTTTGGAATTATGGCAAAAAAAAAACCCCCTATTGAATTCACAAAGGGGGGTATTAAATTCATAGGGGTATTAAATTCACACCCCTATTAAATTCACATTCATGTTTTCACTTTGAATATGTTTCCGTTCATTTCTTCGACCACCTTTCTAACTTTTGAATCTTTCTTAAGTTTGCTCAGATCCTTAGCTTTGAATCGTAGCCATATAAATTTATCTTGTTTCATAGATTATGTTTTATAAATTCCTTGTGTATATTATCATAAGTTTTTTTTGCATCTTTATCAGACTTCTCAGTAAGCATAGATGCTACTAAGATTGATATTATTTGTTTTCTTTGATATTCAGGCAGGTAACAACATTGAGTTGCTAACTTATCAAAGTGCCATTCAGCGTATTTATTTTTTTTCATAGTTATTTATTTTAATTAGTAATATTTATTATCTCTTTCATCGTGAAAGCCAGTTCCATCTTTACATTTTGAACATCGACCAGTCACGTAATCATCATCTATTTGTACTTCACCTATTGGGTAAGCACCACAACAATCTGATAAGAAAGTTATATCATCGTACTTGTAACGTTCATCTAGCCAGTTAGGCTCACTATCTACCATACTATTCATAGTTATTGTTTTTTTAGCTCATCTGTTTGTAAAAAATTTAATTCATCCTGTATTGTAGAAATACGTTCTAGAATTAAATCTTGCAAATTTGTCCTTGCATCCATTGGCATATCCCTTTCTGGTATCAGTTTGGCAAACGCAACTAGTGTGCTTAATTTAGTTTTTATAACCTCATACGAGGTCTCCCTTTTAAATTGATGTAATGTAGTATTTGTTTTCATAATTTTATTATTTAATTAGTTAATTCTAAAAATTATACTCTCTACTATATTGTTGGTTTTAGAGTCAAATAGATCTTCTTCTACATATCTCATCTGATGAACATCAGAATCATCACAGAATCTAAAGTTAACATCTACATCATCTAAAGTTCTATTGTTGTATTTTAATTCTTCTTCTATTCTAGATAAGAATTTTTTTATTGTACTTGCTTTCATAATTTTATTATTTAATTAGTTAATAGTACAAATGTAATAATTATTTTCCAACTGACAAATATTATTTAAATTATTTTTTATATATATTTGCAGAAATTAAAAAACCCTCTGAAAGTATCAAAGGGTTTTCGTTAACTAATTATAATAACCAAATCAAATTATGAAATAACATAATTGAAGTAGATGCTAATATAGGTATTAAATTCATATATACAAAATTTTGCCTATTGAATTCATAGGTTATTAGATTCATAGCTATTAAATTCATAAGCATCTTTTGATGCATCAGGGTAATGAATCTGTTGTATTTCTAAGTGTTTGATATCATCGTAAGATACTTTTACTATCTCATCTTTTCTACCCCATTTAGATCTAGTATATATTTTCCAATAGTCTTTTTTATTGGTAGTGGTTTCCGTAACACCACCTATTAAATTCAAGAGATCAATTCTATTGTACATACAAAATGATTCTAATTCATGTACATAAAAACATATGTAGTCTGCTTTACCTTTTAGCCATCCATCTTTACCTTGTACGTTAGTAAGCTCTAACCAAATTGTATCTAGATGCCTACCACCTTTTACATCTACTCCTTTATCATTTACATAGAAGTCAATGTGTTTGTGCATGTTTTCATGCCTGTTAGATTTTGTTACAGAATTAGATCTGTCTTTCATGCAAGTAGCAAAATGTTTCTCAACAAAGTCACCATACTTGAAATCATAATATTGTTTACGCATCATATAAACTATCTTATAACGTAAGTACCTTTTGGATTGCTACGCAGAAGTAAATACTCAACAGCATACCTCATCGCATCCACACCATGATTGTAAGCATCTCTCGGCTTGACACCCCTGATATCCCAAACATAGTTGTTGAATTCTTTGACAAGGTTTTCTCCATCTAGATTGATGTTGTAATCTTGCATCAAAGCAATCCCTGTTACAATACTGCCCTTCTTCTTCACAGTGGCAGTGCAATTCAGCCCTCTTGAATTCAGCTCTGCAATTAGACGAGGTTCGCTGGAGTCTACAACAATAAGTCTCTTTCCTGCATATCTTAAACATAAGTCATATATATTTGAAGTAACTAACCCTTTTCTATAAAAGTGTTCCTTAACCCAAATTATTTTTCTAGCTTTATCTACTGCAACTTCTGTAAGCACAGATTCATCTCTAGCGAATCCAATATCCAATCCAAAACAACTTATTGGTATCTCCCTATTGAATTGTCCAATCTGCCAATCTTCAAATACAACTCCCTCAGCTTTCTGTAACCAACCACCCATGATTTGGTGTTCGTATTTCTGTGGCCTTCTTACTTTCATTTCTTCTACCTGCTTTACAAAAGACTCTGATAAATGTTCTTGGTTATCTAAGTAAGTAGTATGAATATAACTTACACCATTTTTAGATCCATTGAATCCGTCAGCAATACCTCTGTTCTGAAAGAATCTCTGATATACCCAATGTTCTTTTGTAGTGGGATTAAGTATAAGTAAAACTCTGTTAGCAGATACTTTAGATCTAATACTATAATCTATCTTATCAAAGTTATCTTCTTCCATAAGCTCTTCTGCTTCATCAAGTACAAAAGTATTTACTCCACTAATAGATTTAAGTTTAGCAGTCTGATCACCACTTGCAGTTTTTATGCCACTAAAATATATAGAAGAACCAGTAACCTTATTTTTTATTTCATACTTGGTTACCTCAAAGTTTTCTATTACTCCCATTAAATTAAGCTTTTCTACAAACTCAGGAATAATCGACATAGAAGCCGAAGTCATGGTGTACCTAGTAAATAGTATCCTGTTATCTTTTTCGTACGTTAGAAGAGCTAAAAATACCGTTACTGCGAATGATTTACCTGATCCTCTACCACCAGTAATTACTACGTATCTATCCTTTGTCTGAAACAGACTTTGATACTTTGGGTTTAGATTCAGCTTTTGCATTCTCTTTTATAAGATTGTTGATGTCTTTTTTAATTATTGGTAAGTGATAAAGAAGGTGAACTTTTTTCTCTAAGTCCTCAATCTTTTTTTTCATTTGTATGAGAGTCGATTCTTTCATTTTCAGGTGTTACATCTATTGTTTTAGGTCTAGCAAAATCTATGACAGGAATATTAACTTTTGTATTAACATCTATCTGTTGCATTTCTTTTGGTTTACCATATCTATAATTCATAAGATAATCCCACATCTTAGGATTACCAGCTTTAGCTTCTTTGGCAATATGCATCCACATTTTCTCTGCACTACCAAAGTTCTTTCTAATGGCAAAGTCAATCAGACCAGTCATATTATCTGTGATAATCTTTCTAGGTCTACCTTGTCCTCTGCTGACACCTTTTACAGCACCATTGTTTTTTCTGCCATCTTGTTTTTTTATTTCTGACATACCTCAATAATATAAATAAATGCTATAAGTATAGCACCTACTAAATAAAACATTGTTCCCATATTAATTTTGTTTTTCTAATTCCCTTTTCATTCTTACGTTTTCTCTTATCAGATCTTCAACGTAATACTTTTTGTTTATCCACCAAGTATTATCTTTCATTTGTGAACATTCACTTTTTATTTTATGGTATGCTTTTAAATATTTCTTTTCACCATATATCATAAAATTATTAAATATGTTATTTATGTTGTGTAAAACTGTCGCATGGTTTTTATCTAGTGTACTACCAATAAAATCTAAACTATCTTTAGTTAGTTCTTTACACAAACCAAAATACAAAGCTCTAGCATAAACATATTCTCTTCTTCTACATATGTTTTCTAAATCTATATTTAATTCTTCTTCTACTTTATTTCTAATTATCTTATGTTTCATTTCCTTGTTTTTCTATAATCATTATATGCATCAAGTATACCTTGACAGCATTCATATTGTTCTAAATCTTCGTAGTGTTGTATTATTACATCAATATCGTCTTTTATAAGTAATCCTTGAATCAACGACATAATTACATCATCGTAGCACTCTTTTCGACTTACTGTTAAAGATTCTATCATAATACTTCTTCTATGTATGTAGGTTCAAATTCTGTTTGACCTTTCTCAATTAACTTATAGTTTTCTATGCCATTCATTACAATTTGTTTGCCACTTAAATAAAAATCTTCACTTATAGTGTAGAAACCAAAATCACCAGTATTTCTGTCTATTGCTATAAATGTCCAGTTTGTATAATCTATGTTAAACAATTCTGTATAGATATATACTTGAGCTGCATATCCGTAATCTCTAGCATCCCATTTAAACCCTTTTAAATTCCTACAGGTTTTTAGATCTACAATATAACCATCACCTAAAATATCAGCTTTAGCTCTAAAACAATAACCATTTATCATACCAACTGTTGGCACTTCTTTTTCACTATGTTCTAAAATATGTTCTACTTTTGGACAAGTTAAAAACTGCTCCGCTATTTGTTGCACCTTATAACGATCTGACATTAAATATACTTTGCCATGTTTTTCTTCTGCTTCTTGCCAAACTTTACCTGATCTTCTAGATACATCTACAAACACCTTATCTTCAAATACATCAGGCTCTAATAAATACCAGTGAAACAAACTACCAAAATCGAATTTAGTATCACTACCACCTGTTGAATTGACATACCTGTAATAATTATTTGGTTTATTGGATAATACTTTTATAGATGAAGAGGAGAGAGAATTCTTCCCCATGTAACCATAGTAAAACTCATCGTCATACATATTGGTTTCCAACTCTTCCTCTCTCCAAAGTTCTCCATCTAATGTAACTATCATCTATTTATTTTTTTTACCATATAACCTTCTTTCTTTAATAAGATTTTAGCTTGATTTAATTTGTAGTCTTTATCTGTTTTTCTAAAGTACTCAAATGTTTCGTTTGTTATTACACTCATTTCTTTTTGTTTTCTGATTCATATAAATGTTCTTCTTCTTCCCATTGAATTTTCACTCTAGCTTCTTCACCAAGTATTTCTTCTTCTTCTAGTAGTCTTTTTATTTCTCCCATATTATAGTTTTATTATTATATATTTTAGTATTGATTCTATTCCTTTTAGTATTTTGTCTAAAGGATATTCTAGCACATAGTAAATAGTATATAATAATACTTTTACTATACAAAATACAACCAATAATATAAAAGCTATAATTAAATGTGGTACTCTAAGTAATATTTTTAGTGCTTTCATATTTTTGCTTATGACACAAATCTATGAAAAATATTTTATATAAGACTACTTACTAGGATCAAACGTGCCTTTCCATATAGATTGACATACTGCAAACCTCTGATCTCTATCATTAAATTCAGATATCATCTTTGCATTATTCATACATCTTCTATTGAAGTCTAGTTTCTCTTCGTACTTTTTAGGTTTCATTCTAAGTGGCATAACTTATTTTTTAGTTTCTTCTAATTCCTTTTGAAGATTAGCTAAAGCTCTCCAAGCAACCTTTGTTGAATGACGTATACCATCATCATCAAATGTACCTGCTTGAAGTAAATGCCTACTAAGTGCATCTAATTCATCTCCTGACTTAGACCTATCCCAATGTAATTCTTTATCAGGGTTATGTTGATTGTTACCCACATAACTACATTTAGATATTTCTCTAATAGCATCAGGAAAGTATTTTAATACACCACTATAAACTGGCATAGACTTTCTATCTTCTTTAGAAGTAACTATACTGGTATTATTTTGTACGTATGACAATCCTGTCATTTCATCTAAAATTGTATCCATATTATCTATTATATTCTATATATATATCTTCAAGCTTTCTAAGCACGTTGTTTACAAAACATGGTGAACAGCTAGTAGGTTCTACTTTAGGTGCTTTAGGAAATACTCTACCATAAATATTTATTAATGCAACTTGTTCGTCTATTGTTATTTGTGATTTATGTGCCTTAAAATGTTTATCTAGATAAGTATATTCATCTTCTGTTAAACATTGTGGTTTGACATAAGGAAACATTTTATTTAGTTTTTCTTTTCTTTCCTCACATCCACAATCTTCACCAAGTATCCACTTAGCCACTTTATCTATACCAGTAGCCTTAAATACTTTTTCTACAGTATCACCAAAACCTTTACTGGTTTTTTTTGCTTTTAAGGTACTCGTACCACTCTTCTCTAACTTCTGATCTAATTTTTTCTTTGCCATTTTTTAATGTATTAAATATTGAACTTAAACTTATTTTCGTAACAGATGCTATCATTCTCATAGACATTTGCTTCTTAAAATGTATCTCCCAAAGTTTTTTATCATACCAATACCAATTTCCTACTATATTTTCTATCTTACTAATTAACTTATCAAAGGCATTTTCGTAATCTTGTTTATATGTTTCATCAGCACCTATATTATAATTATCTATAGGTAAATCTTTTTTTACTTTATGATAACCTGATAGAAATAAATTACGCAGTGTTACATAAACATAATAAGTGTTTACATTTTTTTTATCGTACATGATTTTATCTACATTGTCTACATATTTACTTAGTCTCAAGTACATACCTTGTACCAATTCATTTGCAGCATCATCATCACATCCAAACGATTTTGCCATATGTATCCAGTCTTTATGTTTTTCTGCCAGTTTATCTATTAGTCTCCCCACCACCAGTGAAAAGATATACCTACAATTCCTATAAAGAATTGTATCATATATTCCTTACTTAAGTCTTTTGGATGTGGTTCGTCTTCAGGTTTCATATCTGTATCCCAATAGTTGATGCCTACACATAAACCATAAATAGGGAAAAATTGTACATACATAATTTTCAGTCTTCGTTATACTGTTTTATAACAGCTTCTATTCTAGGGTTTTCTCTATCTATTCCTCCGTATTTACAAGTAATCTTTTTTACAGTTTTTGTATCATCACTAACAATACATCCACAAGATGTCATTGTATCCTGAAAGAATTTATCTACGACTGATATTACGTTCATCAAATCTCTTACTCTGCTATCAGGTGCATAGTAAGTGTAATCTACTTCTACCTCACTATTAAATTTAAAATCTAACCTTTGGCTTACGTTTTTCTGAAATGCTTTTTTGATATCATTAGAGACAAAAGTATTCCAATTTCTATATTGGTTTAGATTCAGATAAAATCTTCTGAGTCTTCTTTTGCCTATTGTTATTCTAATTGGCAGAAGAACTTTTATTTCCTTTTCTAAGTTCATCAATCTTTGTAAATGGTGTGGTTCCACCAAAGTAAAATCGTTGGCTTTTAATATCAAATTCTATATCTTTTATTTCCTGTGGAATTCCTACCAACTTCTGTTTCTTTATCTTCTGTGAACCAAAGATAGCTTTCTTTGATGAATAATCCAAAGCTCTCTCAGGTCTCCATACAAAAAGTACATTATCTGCTTTGTCCGCAAATGTACCTCCACCCTTGATTCTATTACTATCAGGCTTAACATATTTACCATTATCTTCTTTAGTTGGAGTTACTTGATGTGCAACTAAATGTACTGATACTTTATATTTAAGTGCAAACCTTTTAAGTTCAGACATAAATCTAGATATATACAAATCTTCTCTTTCTCCTGATTTCATGCGATGTTGTACCGTATTATAAGGATCTATAATTAAACTTCTAATACCTCTTGTTTTAACTAAAAATTTAGCTCTTTCAAATATAGATTGTAATTGAAAATCAGCTCTTGGATAAATTACAAAGAAGTGTTTCTTCACAAATTCCATAGCTTCTTTATATTCTTTTATAGACATTTGATTTTTCTTATAGAAAGGATCGGATGTTTGACCAATATACATCTCTATAATATCATTAAATAAATCATTCATTGGCATATTCTCAGGTGAAAATACACCAAACTTCCAACCATCATGATATGCTTTTAATGTTGCCAATTGATTAAGAAATAAACTTTTACCTTCGTTTTGATAACCTGTCCATATATTTACCTCACCTATTCTCCATGTCCAAGCATTATCTATCTCTCTTACATAAGTAGTGGATCCTCTTTCTTGACCATTATGAAATCCATCTATCATAGATTCACCTACATCTGCTACAGAAAATATACCCTCTATTTTAGGTCTAGAAGCTATTTTTAGACGATTTCTGAGACTTTCTGCTCCTTCATGCACTAAGACTTCATTTGCATCTTTATATGGCTTTAAATCGACTAAAAAACATTTTTCTGATTCAAATCTACGAATTAGTTCTCTTTGCAGGTTTCTACCATTTTCATCTTCATCGGTAGCAATAAAGATTGCTTCTGCATTTTTAAATATATCATAGCAATTAGTTAAGCACTCTAGTTTTTTATCTATGTTACCATCTTGTGTGTTAGGTGCTCCCATATTTACAGATGTATGAGATTTAACACCTGCCACTTCCCATGACAAAGAATCCATTTCACCTTCACAGATTACAATTCTCTTCTGATCTACACAATTATCATAGTTATATATAATAGATTCAGCATCTTTAGATTGTGTGTAGCTTTTACCATCTATACCTCTTGTTTTGTAATTAGTTATTTGCCCATCTTTAAAGTAGGGAAATAAAATACTTTTATCATTTCTAGTAGATACTATCTTATTGTTTTTTATAACTTCTTCTGTAATACCTCTATCAGTTAAAAAGGTTTTACCTTTTTCTGTTAAAGCTATCATATTAGACTTAGATGGTTTCTTGTATATTTTTGTTATTGGCATTATTTCTATATTATCTTTTATTTTTCCTTTCCAGCCACATTTATGGCAATAAAAAAGTCCTTGTATTGAATTTACAGATAAACAAGTATCCTTATAATTTTGTTTACCTAACCTCATACAATTAGGACATCTTAACTTTTGTTGATCCTTATTGTGATTTACGCTTATACCTAAATCTAAAAATGACTGCATATATATATATATATATTATATATAATATTATATTATTTATTTATTTTTATGTATAATATTGTTATGATATGTCGCTTTGACAGTTGGAGTAACGTAAATCTTTCTATTCTTTCCATAGAATCCTGAACTTCTAGTTACCCTTTTAATTAGCTCCTTTTCCTCTAATGTATTTAATATTCTGTATAAAGTTCTTTGGTTAATATTTAACGTATCTGACATATGATTATTTGATACAAAACAATATTCTTTTCTATCAAGTGAACATAGGTAAGATAAAACAGAAGACTCCTTAAACGATAAGGAGTCATCTAGATTTAGCTGTACATTTACAAATTTAGTTTTAGTCATGTTAGTATATTTTATTTTTTTGAGTACGATAATTATACGCATCTACAAATTCTCTGTAGATATCGGTCTCGTTGTTGTATATGCGTAATTTCTTTTTAGGTATTCTCTCTAAACATATTTTATCTACAAAACGTTTAGGATTATTTCTAATGACGTCTCTTATGACCCTAATCATTTTAGTGTGTAAAAAAATACCATCTTTTGTGTGTTTAAATAAATCAGTAGCTAGATTCAAAACCTTTTTACCCTGATTAATATTTATTTGATATGTTCTGTTTTTTATAATTTTTGATGTATTTGTTACATTTTTAGCACAAAACGCATCATTTATTTTACTTGTAGTGAAATTATAAAAAGCATACATCTGTTCTAAAGAAATATAAGTAGTGTCTCCTTCCATAGCATATCTATGTACATAATCTTCGGTTCTCCAATTACTTTGTTTTGTATTCATGTGTAGCACACTATCTTGTGTGTAAATATCATCTTCTATATACTTTACAGGTATATCTAATTCCACACAAGCCATAAACCTATGCTGTCCATCAGATATAAAATAGTATTTTCCTACTTTTCTAACACATATAGATGCAAATTGTCCATGCTCTGCTATAGAGTTTTTTAGATACTTTACATGCGTTTTGTTTATATTTCTGTTATTATTATAAAATTTAAATAATTTATATTTTTTACTTTCTTTTATTGAATTCATTTCTTGTTGTTTTTATTTATATTAATTTAAAGTGCATACAGGGTAAGATATAATCTTACCCTTTCTGCGTTATTGTTAAAATGGTAAATGATCTCCTGCACTTACAGGTTTTTCACCTGTTTTTTCCTCTTCAGACTTGTAGTCATTTACCCATACAGTATGTGTTTTACCATACTGATCTTTCTCTCTTTTTTTACCTAAAGTAAGACGTATTTGTCTTTTACCATTATACTTATTTGTAAAAAAGTGATTTTTCATATCTTCTTCATTTAAGACTAATGTTGTATAGTATTCATTGTTCTGTGTTCCATTTCCCACAAAAATTCTTTCTTTATTATCCATATTAAATTTATTGAGTTAGTAATTTTTTTTCTACTGTTGAATTTATCTTGTATTTCTTTTTCACATCTTCTATTGTATATCCTTTAGTCATCCAATGTTCTACATTTTTATAAGCTTCAGTTCCTACCTTTAGCTCAGGTAAAGCAGATATAGTTCTAGGTATAGATTTATCGTGTGTATTTGTAGCATCTGCATCTTTGGTATCATCAATTAAGAATAAACCATTAAGTGCATACTTTCTAGCATAACTAGAACTACTACCAAAAGACTGCGATATATCCATTCCTTTTCTGTTTAAATCTATACCAGCTTGTGCAGAATTTTCTTTCACTTGTTTGCCATCAGATAATATTGTAGTCGCATTTACGTAAGCTATATTTAAACTTGCCATTTCTATAACTTCATCTGTAATAGTTAAACATAACTTATGTTTTGTTAGCAGTGGTTTTACTGCTTCCAATATATCTTCACAACTACGATAATTATATTTACCAAAGTTGTTCCTTTGATTTTTAGGTGCTTTCAGTCTCCCCTGAATGTCTACCAGTTTTTCATCTATTGTCATATTGCAAATATATAAAAAAATTCCAAATGACAAACTACAATAAAAAAAGAGAGCTTAATTAAAAGCTCTCATAGGAAAAACGTAAAAACAAAAGGAGATAAATCCACAACAAAGATATATAATGAAGTACTATGTGGCAATGTATTGTTAATAACAATAATAATTCCTTTGTTATCGCTTTCCTTGACCCCTATATTTCTTTTTATATATTTTACTAGATTTTAGACCACTAGATTTAGATTTTGCATGTACGTTTGGTCTTTTGACTTTATTTTTTTTTCTATATACAAATGCAGCTTGACGTGCCATTATTTATGATGTTTATTGCCAATTATCTTTTCTGCACCTCTAGATCCAAAGTAACCTAAAAATACGATAGTAAGTAATTCTTTTATAATTGATAGTTCATCTAATTGTAGATACCATCCTATAACAAATGCTACAGTTAAAAATACAAGTGTAAGTGGTCTGACGTTTTTAGCTAACCAACTACTACTAGCAGAATCAGCTACCCATCTTTTTGTAATGCCATCAAATTCATGTATCTCTTGTTCTAGCTTTTTAAGTGCAACTTGTTTATCGCCATCAGACATTTCTGACCCACCAATGAGAGTACGAACAATATTACCAGCAGGGGAATCACTAGCGAGACTGGTAACGACATTTGGGATTTTCTCAAGTAAGAATCTGCCAACCTTTGTATCTTTAAATTTCTTCTTCATCAGATAATGTGCTTCCTACAGTGCTAGTACAGCCAGAGAGCATCCACTTTGTTTGGGTCGTTGTCAACGTGAATAAAGGATTTTGCGACTCCAAGTCTAGTGAATCCTGCCTTAACAAGGCTTCTAACAATAATTTCTCTATCATTTGAATTTGTGCAGGATATGTCTGCAGCGAATCCATACAAATGTGAACTTCCTCTATTTGAGGAAGATTTAGGCACTCCTCCCACCTTAAGATTGTGAGTCTCGCTTCTATATCCTGAGTTAATTTTAAAGGATATTCCTGCGATTTCTCTTGCTTTGTCCAGCATCCGTAAGAAATCATGATCCATATTAATACCACTATTCTCTTGGTCAGGACTGTCAAATTCAGATAATTCAAAATATTTAAGTTTAATCATTTTAATAAACCAGTTATAATATATAGCACTGTTATTCCAAACATCACTACTACCATTTTCGTTGTTAGTTCTAATTTATTCCAATTAGACACTAAATAATCTTTTATCTTTTTCATTTCTTTACGTTTTTACGCAAGTCATCTATATAGAAAGAACTCATAAGAGATAATTTATCTATAGAATCTTCTTGCATTTTTATTATCATATGTTCTAAGCTATCTTTTTGTGATACCAACATATCTACTCTAGCTTCTAAAGTGCTTATCTTTTTCTTTGCACTTTCTAATTCATCAGGATTTCTACCTGTAATAGTTGATATAATCATAGCTACACTGGCAGCTATCATACCAATTAATGTGTTTACTATACTAGCATTTTCTTTAGGTATAGTATATTCTGTTAAGTAAACAAGTATGCCTACTATTAGAAAGAATACAAGTAAAGCACCTGAGAAGTGTAATAAAAATCTAAATGTTCCGTTTTTAGGTAAATTCATTTTGTCTTTTGATATATTTGAATTATTACTAATATAATTGTAAGGATCAGAACAGCAGTTTGTAAGTACATATTAACTTGTGGCATTGAACTAAATATTAATGCAAATGCTGAAAGTCCGTATGTTCTTAAATCTGTAATCATTATGAAAGTCCGTATGTTGCTTTGTCTGCATCATAATTTGCAGTTACCTCACTTGCTGTTAATTCTTTGTCAAATACTCGAACCAGTCCCACCTTACCATCATAATATCCACCAGAATAATTTCCATATCTACCAATTGTAAATGGCTTACCATTAGCCCTACTATCTATTCCAGCAGTGCCACTGTTTACAAATGAACCATTTAAATACGCTTTCCTAGTTGTTCCATCAGAGGTATAAACTAATTGATACCATTGTCCAGAATTATAAACTCCAGCAGAAATATTACCTACCCCAATTAAAAAAATATTATAACTATTATTACTACTTCGGAGAGAAACACTTACGCCATATCCACTTGAGTCAGTCATACCCCACAAATAATCATCTGCTCTTACATCTGTATTAAACCACACTTCTACACTCCAATGTACTGATGCCCAATTTTTAATAAGGTTTGTTGAGAAATAATCATTACTACCATCAAAATTAAAATAATATGGAGTTGATGAATAAGTAAATATTGCTCCATTATTTGTGGCGTGATTACCATTAGGATAATCATTCTTTGTAGCTAAATAGTTTTGTGCTACTTGGGCTGCTGATAAAGCAGTATCATAAAATCTTACAACTCCTATTTCTCCATCGTGTCCGTTGTTGCCATTCAACGCATCGTAACCACCAATATTTAAAACATTCGTGTTTGTGACACTTGCTGTTGGTGCACCTCTTGCACCTAAAGTTGAACTTGTTGTTAGTTCTCCATTTACATACATTTTGCCATTACCACTTGAATCATTTGTAAATACAACGTGTTCCCATACTCCTACCGTTGTTGCTGCATTGCCACTATATATACCACCACCTTGCGCGTAACTATACCACAAATACCCATAAGCTGAATTATAATAAAAAAAGTATTGAAATGTACCACTACTTGCTGTTCCTTTATGTAAAATAGTTCCTATACCTGTATCATCTCTTTTTACCCATACTTCCCAACTTATATCTGCACCTTGATTTAAAGTAGCATCGTGTGGAAACTCTATCCTATCTCCTGCACTTGTAGCACCATCAAAAGTAAAAAAGTTACCAAGTTCTTTATCAAAAAGAGCATCGGTAACAGTAGCACTGTTACTTGTTATAGTATCATCCCAAGTACCACTTGTATAGTTTGCAGCATCTAAATTCATATCTAAATCTGTAGTATAAATAGAACTATAACTTAAAAAATTACCTGCTCTAAAGTTTTGTGCTATTTCTGAAGGTGTTAGTGCTACATTGTAAATTCTTGTAGTTCCTATATCTCCTGTAAATTCGTATTGTGTTGTAAACCCACTGCCTAATATACCTAAATATAAATCTGCTGCAGCATCTGTAATTCTGTTAGCAGATAAAGTTGAGCTACCTTGTAAAGTTCCATTTACATATAATTTTACAGCACTACCAGAAGTGTTACCTGCAAGTGTAACAGCAAAGTGAGACCATTCGTTTGCATTATAAGAACCATTACTTGATGTAACTTGAGTTATTGCAGTTGAGCCATTATAAAATGTAGCATCAACAGCACCACTTGTACCTGATGTTCTTACGAAAAAATCTCTATTATCTCCTGCTGCTTCAAATCTACCAAAAAAATGTTCGTCTGCAGCATAAGATGGTTGTCTAAACCACATTTCATAGGTAGCTGCACCTAAATTTAAAGAACTGTTGTCTGATATTTGTAAATAATCGCCTGTTCCATCTAAAGTAAAATACCCTCTTACATCTGAATTATAGGCAGCGTTACCATTTAAAGCAGCATTGTTTGTATTTGTGGTTTGGTCTTCCCAAGCACCACTTGTATAAACACCTCCATCTAAATTTAAAATCAAATTACTTGACTTGTCTGCTAAAGGTGTTACTAAATCGTGAGTAGAAATATCAAACCAAGTGCCATTTGTATTTCCATCATTAGCTCCACCTTGTTCAATACTATCTTCATCGTTAGCATCAAGGTGTAATACTAATCCTTGTGTTGCATCTGCATCTGCTGCTGCTGCTGCATCTTGATGAAATAATTTTTTACCTAAAGACATATTACAAATTTATTTCGTAGTTAAAAACATCTATTTTTTTAGTTAGTGCTTTTATCTCGCTTTCTTTTGTATCTACTGAACTTCTTATATTATCTCTTTCTGTTTCTATATCATCAGGTATTGCAGTACCTTTTTCTGCTTTTCTTGTTACATACCAATCAGTAGAACTTAATTTATTGTAAGCTACACTTTTTAATTCTTCTATCTTTTTTGCCTTAAGCTGTGCAAGTGTTTCGCTAAATGTTTTAGTTTTTACATCATAAATAAATACTGTTCTTTTTTCACCTGCTTCATTTTCATAATCATCTATGGTATGTAGGTTTGATATGTATTGTGTTTTACTATCATAACTTGGTGTTATGATATCATAGAAACCATAAGACTCTAAAATACTACTATCTTTTTTATCAAAGTTTAAATATGCTTTACCATCAGCCTCAAACTCTGTTGGTAGTTTAGGATATTTAATTATTTTTCCGTTTACTATTCTTGCTTTCATATTATGGTTTTACTTGTGTTGCAAATGTGTTAATTGAATAATGTACTAAAGCTGCTGAATCATCATCGTCAATACATACAACTTGTATTACATTTGTTGTGGATGTATCTAAAGAAGCAGATCCTACCTTTCTTATAGTAGCACTTGTAAAATTTGTAGCTAAAGTTATATCAGCACTACTCAAAGTACCACTCATAACAATATCTACTACTTGTCCTAGTTTTAGATTCTGCAGAGTAAGTGTGGCTGTTGCTATGTTACCAGTAAGTAAAAACGTAGTTGCTGCTGAACAGTCTAGGTTTTGATTACCTGTAGCTGTACTAGTAGCCTTTGCTGTGTATCTGTTTTCTAATTTGTCGTGAGTTACAGCATCATTTGCAACCATAGCAGTAGCTACCGAACCTGAATCACCAGTTCCTACAAGTGTACCTGTAAGTGTAGGTAGTGTAAGTACAGCACTACTAGCTGCTGAGTGTGGTTGTGCTTGTAAAGTTTGTGCGTGTGCATTACTAGATTCACAATAGAATTTTACTTTTGATACAGCACCAGTACCTGTTTTTATATCTATTTGACCATCTTGTAATACTACACCACCTGAAGTACCGTTACCAGCAGCAGTTACATTACCACTGGTAGTTACTGTTCCTGTTACACCTAAAGCTGAACCAGTAAAAGTTAAGTTAGCTTCTGCATTACCATTTGTACTATCTACAGAAGTAACTACTCTATTATCACCTTGATTAGCTACTGCATAACTACTACCTGTAGCAGTAAGTTGTCCACTTGATGCACTAAGACCTGAACCCGCCATAGCTGTAGCTAAATCTGCTATTGACTCTTTTCTTGTGCCATTTGAATCATTGGCATCTATAATAGCAATACTATCAGCAGATACGTCTACTGCTGCTGCTGCTAAATTATTCATATCTAAAGTAAGTGTAGCATCTCCACTATCTACTCCACCAGCTAAACCTGAATTTGCTGCTGTATTAATATCTGTGATATCTGCTGCTACAGATAAATCTATTTTACCAGCACCAGTACCATTATCTGTATAGGTACTTGTAATATTACTTACACTGTTGCTTGTAAACATAGCACCAACGATGTCTTGCACTGATTCTGCAAAAGTTGGAGTACCTGTAGATAAATTTAATGAATCACTATAGGTAGTAGAAATACCATATATTTCGTGAAACATCTGTCTTGTAGCTTGAAAGGCAGCTCTGAGAGTATCTCCATCATTTGAATTAGCTGCTGATCCTACATTTATATTTATTGCTGCCATAATTAATCGTAATTTGTTCTATCTATTGTTTCTAATATTGTATCTATTGTTATGTTAATTGTAGATATAAAAAACTGAGCTGTTTCTGATATAAAAGCTAAAGCTTTGTTAAAACCCAAAAATATAAGTGCTGGTAAATTACCCCACCAACTTGTTTCATAAACTTTACCGTAGCTCATTATTATTCTTTTTAAGATAACCTGAAAGTCTTATTTCGTTCTTCTGTTTTGGTTTATATTGTCCAATTTTTTTTCTTTTCTTCACAGCACCCAACCAGCAAAATTAGAATCCTTATCAGGATATATTTCTTCATTTTGATTTGTATAATACTCAGGGTACTTTGATGCAGCATTAAAACTCATAAAATCTATAAATCTATTTGTATAATATTCTGCATAATCTCTTTCTTTAGCAATAAGTTGATCTATTTCACTTTTTTCTGCTGTTTGACTATTTTCGCTTTCATGTTTGTGTACACCACCATTAGATATAGTATAGGCAGCAAAAGGTAAATATTCTGCCATAGCATAATGAATTAACATATCTTGTATATAATCATTTACTAAAGTGAGATAATCACCAGATAGACTACCAGCAACTATATCTGCACTAATCTTATCATATAAATCTGTACCTAAATAATTTCTAACATGAATCTCCTGTGCTAGTTTTATAAAATGTATAAATTTATCCGTATCTACAGAACCACTTATTGCAGTGTTTTTTACTAAGTCTTCTCTTTTTATAAATAGTGCTGTTGCCATTATTCTTCAGATTGTTCGTTTATTTCCTCTTCTCTTTCTATATCATCTTTTTTAACACCTGTTTCTTTTTCTACTTCTGCATCTGATATAGCATTGGTCAGATCAGTAAATTCTAAAGGTTGTAATGTTTTAAAGTATAGATCTAAATCAATATTATTATACTCTAATATTTTTTGTAGTTCATCTATTATAGTTACTTGCATCGGTCTTATAACCGTATTGTCCATAAGTATAGATGCTGTTTCTAGTTCTTGTGCATTATTACCTAATCCAGTTTGATCTTTAATTCCAACTAACATAGGTGATACTATTCTGTGAGAAACCATAACTTTGGTCATGGATTCATTTGCAAGGAACTCATACTGCTGGTAAGCATCAGGAATCATGACTGGTTCAATAGTTGCAGCTAATTCTTTGCTGTCGTTAAATGCTAATATAAATTTACCAGCATTAGATGATCCACTAAACTTTTCATAGATTGCTCTTTCTATTTCGTCTCTTTGTTCTTTGTTAGGTGTGCCATTATTGAAGTTAATTAACATACTTGGCTGCAAACCGTTTTGTATATTATTTATATGATAGTTACCTATTTCTTCTTCTAGTTCAGCATATTGCAAACCACCTTGATAATCTACTGGTGAATAGTAATAGAATCCTGCCTTGTATGGGCGAATATAAAGTATCTCTATGCCATCTTTAGACATTCCGAATGCTGAGATACGTTTAGGCTCGTCATCTTTCTTTATATCCTTCCATTTGGGGTGATAGTAGTAAGCCATTACTTTACCATCTGTAGCCTTTTCAGCTCTTAATGTTTCAATAGGTATATGTTCTACTTCAAACACTTTTGTTCTATCTTTTGTATATATTACTTGTACTGCAGCTTGACCCATCATTTTATAGTCATAGCATACTTTCTTCATACACTCTTTACTAAACAAGGTTCTCATTTGCTCGTAAGCTTCAGGTTTTTCTTTACTATCGGAAGCATCCAGTCCTCTACCATATATCATTTCAGATATACCATTTATTGCTGCATTGTTTGTAGCAGAACCGTTGTATCTATCAATTAGGTATTGAAAGTATTGGTTGTCATCACCATATTCTATATATTCTTTTCTAGGATTCTCTACTACTTGTGGAGACGTATATGAAGAAAGATTGATAACGTGAACTGAATCTTTTGCCACTATATTTACATTCTTAGCTTTATTTCTATTTCTTGCCATATTAATCTAATACTATAAAATCATTATCGTAATTATCTTGAGTTACATATTCTCCACTATTAATAAAGTATTTATCAAGTGCTGTTTGATCTGTACAGAATATTAGTCCTCTGTATATTTCTGTTGCGCCATCTTTAACTCTAAACAAATATTGTCTACCTTCTTTTAGTGCAAAGCTACCAGTTAGCTTCATATAACCACCATCATCTGCTTTAGTAACAGTAACACTAGATGTAGTCCTTTTCTCTTTATCTGTAAGTGATAAAGTGGGTGAAGTGGCATCTGCTCTAGATATAAACTTTAAGAATTGATTATCTGTTGATGTTGTTAAAATATGCATACCTAAATAACTGTATCATCTCCGTTTGTTTTTAGGCATAAAAAAAAGGGATATAAATATACCCCTTTTTATTAATAAAACAAAGAATCCTTATACTTGTACTGGTGTACCAATAGTCGTATTGTCTCCTGATAAACCTGAGAACGTCAATGGATAATTGTTTACAGTAGGTGCTCCTACAGCACAGAAGTTTGGTGGAGTGCTTTCTTGTGCAACGAATGTATAATTGTATCCGTTGAAATCACCAAGTGCATTTCCAGTGCTTACTGTACCTTCCATTAAATCGGCACCATTTTCTCTACCCATCAAAAGAATATTGTCGTTCTTATCTCTTACGAAGATGTGTGGTCTTCCTGCAGATAAAAGCTTTAACTCTTTGTGGTCTTCTTTAGTTAGTTTCTTAAGTGTTATGTTTAGTGTCTGCTCAAAAAAGACTGTACCATTTTCTCTTGAAGCTTGTACTGTCGTTTCAAAAGAATTGTTACCTTTTAGTTCATATTTTTGTGCTGTGATAGCATTCGATGAACTACCAGTAATATCTGTTACCTCATCACTTGAACCTAGAGTAACTGTACCTAAACCACCAAAGTCAACTAAATAAATTTCTTTAATACCCGCTACTGAATCTTTACAGGCTTCGGCTCTTGATCGTGTTAAACTACAACTCATTTTATATTTAGTTTTAGGTAGAATAGTGGGTAGAATTAACTACCCACATTCTTATTAATAATTATCTCTTAGGTATAAAGTACTATCTCGCTACCAATCCCATGCTGGATACCAGCAGTAAATCTCATTACGACTCTTACGTTTTGAGATCCATCAAGGTCTGCCATATCAATAACTTTTACTTCATTGTGATCTGACAAAAGACCAGTTCCGAAATAAAGGTTAGATTTTTGTGCAGCTACCATAATATTTGTAGGTAATCCTTTTGCTAGTACAATATTGATACCATCAAAAGTTAGATTTCCACCATTAAACCACTGTGTACCTTTATTATCTGTACCAGCAGCACCAATATTGCTTGAAAATCCTCCTAAAGCTCTTACATATGCTCTGTAAACATTAGATGCTACGTAGATATATAAATCTTCTTTACCATAAACAGTTTGAGGAATTGCATCAGCTACAGCACCTATTTGTGCTATAACATTTGAAGATGTAACGTCCGTTGCTGTAACATCTACAACATCTGAATCTGCAGCAAGTGTTTGCTTGAATCCATCAAATTGTCCTGCTGTTCCATTTACACCATTCCAAATATTTGTTTCCATTCTTTGTGCTACTTTGTCTGCTACGTGAGCAATCAAAAAGTCAGCAAAAGATGGTGGTAAATTTGAAAATGCAGAGTATCCCATTTGGATAGCTTCCCAATCAGTTGTAAAATCTTTCTTACATAATTGTAGGTTCACCTGAAACTCTTCCATAGTAAGTACTCTTTCAGTAAGAGTAAGTGTGGAAGTAGGGTCAAAGTCACAAGTAGCATTTTTGACGATATCATCAGTAGCTACTTTCTTAAGCACCTCTTTGTGCTTTACATTTGGTTTTATTGTTATTAGCTCGTTAGCTAATGTATCACCACTAAGTAGTGCTGCCGAAATATACTTACCAGCAAATTCACCAGCATAAGTAGTAGTAATAGAAGTTGTTGTTGCCATTTTTAATTATTTTCTATGATTATTTATTTACTTATTCTTTCTAGAACTCTATCTAGTGTACTGATAGGTCTATTCGGATTTCTAAAGCTTACATTAGCTTTATTTACTTCTGTTTCAGGACTATGTTTAATAGTTTCAGCAGCAGGTTCAGCAGAAAGTTTTTCGATTTGCTCAGACATCATTTTTTTATCTTTGTATGCCACTCCGAGATCCTCGTCTACTTTCTTCATAAGCTCTGCCATTTTCGACTCTAAAGAAGATATTTTAGATTCAAATTCTTCTTGCTTAACATAACCTTCCATCAGTTGAGTTTCTTCAGCTTCTACTTCCGTAGACTCTTCAGACAGCTCACTTTCTTCAGAAGCTTCTTGTTTTACTTCTTCAGATAGTTCTTGTTTTGCTTCTTGGTTGTCTTCTTTTACTTGCTCAGATAAATTCTCTGCAACGACTTCTTCTTTGATGCCTTGAGCTAATTCATCTTCCTTAGTAAGCTTAGACAATTTCTGCAATATTTCATTTAAAATTGTTGTCGCTTTTGGAGATTCCATATTAATATATTTATAAAGTAATTTAGATAAATAATTACTTAATATTAATATGTTTCATTTTTAAGTTCCGTCTCCTGTAATGTTACCAATTCCTTGTGCTTGTAGACTGCCATCACAACACTTAGAATGATAAGTAACACCATCAGGACATAAACATCCTCTTTTACCATCTTTAGGTGAACTTCTACTTACAGTTGCATTTTTTCTTCTACGTATCATTACTTTTTACTTTTAGGATGTTTCTTAGGTAGCAAATCATAATCGGTAGTATACTTTGGATTTTGTGGTCTACCATTTTTAATTAAATACAAGAATGCATTGGTTCTTGCAAATGCCCACTGCGAAGCAGATCTGACCTTTGGTGAACGACTTGTGTTAAATGCACCAAGTCCTCTTTGATATACACTAGCCAACATACCTACAGTTACACCGTAACCTAATTTAGATTTATACTTTTCATTAAATTCATTTGCTTTCTTTTGCAGGGTAGCTCTATCTTTTGCAGATACCTTAGCACCTGTTTTACCTTTGGCATTACCTTTAGCTGTACCTTTTCCTT